GTGGTCCTTCTTCACGGAGTAACGATGATGGTGTGTTAGTTGTCGTGGGTGTTGTGGTGGGTTCGGGTTTGGCTGTGAGTAGTAGCACCATCCATAAGGGCATGTCTGCTGGTTTGCGTTCTTCGATGCTGTGGCCGTTGAGCCATTGGTATGGTTTGCCGTTCGGGTGGATTGTTGGTGGTGCTAGGACTTGTCCGCCGATGCCACGGATGTCTATGCCTTGGCCGAGTTTGCCTGATGCTTCGTTGTGGATGGGTTGGTCGGTGAAGAAGTAGAGGTGCCTGCCTCCTGATCCTGTTACGGCTTCAAGTGTGTCTGGGAGTTTGCCGTGTAGTTGTTGTAGGTCGTAGAGGGTGTCGGAGCCACGGTATTCTTCACGGTCGTCCACGTCTACGACGACAATGTATTTGTCTGCGAACTTGCCTGTGGCGATTCCTAGTCCGCAGTCTTTGAACGCACCGGTGAACCATTGTCGGATTTGTGTTGGGTCGGATGTGGCTGCGTTCTGCCAACCTTCGATCGGCGGATACTTGCCGCCTTGTTTGATTGGGATTACTCGTAGACCTTTGTGCGCGTATGCGAGTGCAGTGTCTAACACATTCATGATTCTCCTTGGGTTTGCTTAGTTTAATGTTTGGTGATGGTGGCGAGTATGTCGGCTGGTGTCTTGCGTCCACGCAACTGGTAGAGAAACTCTACGAATCCGATCTCGTCAACTTTCTCAACTTTGTTCTCCATAAATGTTTTGGCGTGTTGGTTGAGCGGCCAGATCACGAAGAATGGCACAGAGTCTTCGGCGACTTCGCCCCACCAGCCGTCCTGATTCGAGTGACCGTACTGCACGATGAACGCTGGGATCTTCGCCAAGTTGCCGAGATTGCATAGCGTCTTCGCACCGACATTGGTTAGATCAAGTGTGGCGTGTTCGTGCTTGTAGTCGATGATTCCTTTCGGTACACATTTGTCGTATTCGACCATGAGGAAGTCAACGTCCATTGCCGGCACGTTGTAACCCCAGGTGCGATGTCTGCCTGACAGCCATGCGTCCCGTTTAAAGTGTTGCTCATTGGATGTCATTGTTGCTCCTCTAATTTGAGTAGATGTTTGGCAATCCATTGCGCTACTGGTGACGCAACACCGTTGCCACATTGTTTGTAGCGGTGTCCGTCAGTTTGTTCGGTACCGTCAGCTTTGTATCGGGTGTGATCGTCTGGCCATCCCATTAGTCGTTCGCATTCCAACGGTGTGAGTCGGCGTACTGCCATCGTTGATTGAGCGTCGTAGGCGACTGATGGTGGTGCTTGTGATGATTTAAGTGTTGGTGCAATGTTTTCGGTCACGTTCGCGTTGCTGCCGAACTGGGTGTCAAAGGCAAGCATTGGTTGATATGTAGCAATAGCATGTGGACCTTGTGCTATGAGGCTTGGTGATATTGGGTCGTCTGAAATGTGTGGTTGATATAACGCATTTTCTCCTTGATTAAATGCAGCACGGTCAATCAGGATTGGTGAATTATTTTCAAGGATTGCACCATCTGTTCCAATGCTCGTTGCAATCTTGCTGGTAGTACTTTGCCTCTTCGGTTTGCCCTTCGCAAGATGCCTTGGCAAGCTCTCGGCGACAGGTAGTAGCGGGCTTGGACATCGTTCGGCGATTCCAGGATCGAAGATAGCGATGACGAACACCCGCTTTCGTCGTTGGGGAATCCAGTATTGCGCATCCAAGACTGTCCACTCAATGACCAACGACCCTGCTTCAGCCATTTCGTTGAGGATGATCCCGAAGTCAGCGCCTCGGTTGGAGTTGAGTGCGCCGACGACGTTTTCCCAAATAGAGATTCTTGGATATTGTCCATTAGTTTCCTTTCGTAGTTCTTTGATGATGCGTATGCCTTCGTGGAATAGTCCTGATCGTTCGCCTTCTAGTCCGCTGCGTTTGCCTGCGACCGATAGGTCTTGGCATGGTGATCCCCAAGCAACGACATCTATGACGGGTGCTTTGCTGAGGATGTGTTTGCCTGTGAGCGTTGATACGTCTTCCCATTTCGGGACATGAGGCCAATGCTTGTTGAGGATTGTGTTGGCGTGTTTGTCCCATTCGCATTGGAACACGGTTTGCATGCCTGCGTTTTCTAAGCCCATGTCGAATCCGCCGACACCGCTGAACAGTGACAGCACTTTCATTCGTTGCCAGTTTGTTTTAAGCATTCAAGATGGTTGGTGCAGGCTTCTCGGATGAGTTCGCCGATACTGATGTCTTGTTGTTTGGCTTGTCGTTGTAGTGCTTTGAGTAGTTTGCTGTCGCATCTGAATGACAGCATTGGGTAGGTCTTCATTGGTTAGAAACCTGCCAACACCATTTTGAAATGGCTTCGGAACTGCTTTGTTGAAAACTCTGACCAGTCAGGATGATCGCCTGTCTCGTCCATGAGTTGGATTAGTTGTTCGGCTTGCTTGATGTCGTATCCAAGAACTTCTTGGATTGTGTTCAGTTGGTATTTACTCATTGTCTGTCTCCTTTGTTGGTTTGTTTGGTTATTAGTATCGGCAGGATTCGCAGATTGTGCCACCGTTGCAGTATTTGTTGCTGAGGTAGGTGACATCTTCTTGGTTCATGATGCTCCACTTTGTCATTGATGTTGTGATTGTCTTTGCTTTTGGTCGCATCTCAAGTTTTGCTGATGCCTCGACTCCTAAGTGTTTGTCGCATTTGCAGCGACCGTTTAGGTCGCTCCATATTCTCTGTGTTTCTGTCTTCATTTCTTTCCTCCTTGTTGTGTAGGGCTTATTCCCTATGTATGACAATGTAGTGGCTTTGTCAGACAAATGCAAGTCATTTGGCAAGATTCTTTTATATGGCGTAAAATAGCCTTTTTATGGCCTTATTGCTCCTCATCTTGGTCAAATGGTGTCTGGTCGGCACCATATGTGTAGTAGCCCATGGTGGGATGGTTTCGTCGGCGTTTCGGCTTTGGCTTGCCAAGTGTTGCACCAAGGTATTGCATGCCGTTGCGTAACAGTTCGTGGAATGTCAACGCTTCAAATGACCGATCCAGTCCGCCTTGGATGAGCGCGTCTGCGAGCATGTCGCAGCATTGTCGTTCCTTCTGCAATTCGTTTTGCATTTGGATGAGTAGTTGTTTTTCTTTGTTATTCATGTGCAGGTCTCCTATTTCCTAATCGTCTTCGAGTAGCTGTCTTGCTATCCGTAGTTTCTCGGCAGCGGATGCTGATTCGAGAAGACCGATAGTAGTTGATGTGACCTGCTCGGGTGGGCATATGGTGAAGAATTTTTGTTCGGTTGTCACATAGTTTTGGATTGTCGCGACCAGCACATAGGAGGTGCATACGTTGTCGGCGTCAACTTCGGATTCAATAAAGTATTTGATGCGGTCGTCAATCGGATCCTGATGTTTACTCATCGTCGTCGTCTAGTTTCTCGCCACAGTACGGCTTGACCGGCAGGACCCGTTTGCGGACACAGGAGCAGAGTGTGGCTTTCATTTGTTTGCCACGGTCTGCGGGAATGGGAGTTCTTCGTAGGCTTGATTCAAGAGTGCCAGGTAGCCGAGAGCGTCGAGCAGGCTGTCGTGGTGCAGACGATTCTTCTCAAGGTTGGTGCGGAGTCGTGCCATCTTTACCGACACCATGAACAGCAGCGCATCGGACATGGATAGTCGGATGCCTGTCAGCCCAGCGAAGATGTCAATGACTTTGGCGTAGTCTTCGGTGACTGGGCCGTAACTGGCGTTGCGTGGACCTGTGATCGTTGCGTGTGCTTCGAGCAGAATGTTCTCGCCAGTCATTTGTTTTCCTTTGCGTGGTTGATTCGTGCGTTAGCGATCTCAGCGTATTCGGCTGATTGTTCTATGCCGATGAAGTTGAAGCCTTCTAGTGTTGCGGCTTTACCTGTTGAACCTGAACCTGTGAACAAGTCGAGGACTGTGCCGTTTGGTGGTGTTACGAGTCGGCACAGGTAGCGCATTAGTTCTGTCGGTTTGACTGTTGGGTGGTGGTTGGCAGCAGGTTGAGTTCGCCAACGCTCACTCACATCGTCTAATTGACCATCTCTGTCTGCGCCGACAAGACCTGCCCGTCTTTGCAGTGGCATATCGTCTAACCCTTCGTTGCGATCCTTCTTGCTGGCTTTAGCACAATAAAAGAACCGTGCAGCAGAACCCGAATCATTGTAACCGAGATTATCCATCACGGGTTTAGGATTGTCGCCACCAAAAGTATTGCCACCACTATTCCGTCTGACCGCCACACCACCTTTAGTCTCAGGGAATAGTTCTACTACTTCGTCTGAACCGTCGTGAATAAAGTTTGCAGGAAACCGACCTTGTGGCAATTCTGGGTGATGTTTCTTCCACCCACCTTCAAAACTACTTAGGGTAGAACCATATTCTTGTGAAAGGCGTTCCATACCTAACGCATTGTTGTGAGCAACTTTCTTATCACCTTCAGATTCGTAATCCACTCGGCATCCGTCTATGTTGATACCGCCAACACCGTGCGTCAGAACATTGTTGGCAACAGTTCCGTCAAGCGGTTTGCGTGCCATCACAATCGGTTCGTGTGCGGGTTTGAGTGCTGTTCCCCAACCTTCCCATTCTTTAGCCTCAGCCGTAGCAGGTGCGGTTATAGCCACTTCTTGTGCTTGACCACTTGCCCATTCCCCATCGCCAAACGCCGTTCCAATGCCGGAAGTTTTGGTGCCGACGATTTCACGCTCCGCTTCAATGCGGGCCACCAGTTCGTCGACCCATTCGGGAACGTCACCACAATGTGAACGCAGGACCGACCACAATTCGGCGGTAGGTATCGCTGGCTGACTCGCGGCGGTGAGATAATGCCCGCCCATGTTTGTGCCAGTAATCTCGTCTATCTGCCGAGCCTTCAATCCTGTGGTGCGCATCCATGCGGTGAATCTGCGCACGCGATCCACTTCGCCGTTGTTCTTGTCTATGGCCTTGCCGATATTCAACGACTTCGGGAACCCTGACCCATACACCCACATAATCTGGTCACGAATCTGAAACCCTGCATCCTCGATAGCGACAGCGAGCCGATGGTAGGTGCGTGAACCGCCAAAGGCGAGCAGATGACCGCCTGGTTTCAATACTCGAAGACACTCTTGCCAAACGGTGACATCGTAAGCAACGCCGGTCGAATCCCACGACTTGCCCATGAACCCGAGTTCGTATGGTGGGTCGGTGACGATTGCGTCAACGGAGTTGTCTGCCATTGTTTGCATCACTTCACGGCAGTCGCCAACGAGTACGGTCATTTCTCTTTGACGATCTCGTATTTGGATTGGCTGAATGCAAGGACACGGCCGTTTGGTTCTATGCCGATCCATGTCGGATTATCTGGGTCGCAAAGACATCCTGCGATGCGTTCGGTGTTGAGTCGGACTTCGCCGTCACACAACTGGCAGACGATGTATGTGTCGAGTCCGATGCTGATCACAGTTCAACGCCTTGTTGGATGTGGACGCGGAGTCGGGAGACAAGTGCGTGTGCTTCGCGCAGATGAACTTTGCAGGCTTCAAGTTCTTGGTGAAGGCTGACGCAGTTGGTGCGGTCGTCGTCGCGTTGCT